TGGCTGCTTTATATAATACAGCTGGATCACCTGATGTATTTGTCTCACCTTCTCTATACCAATCTAAACTAGTACGACACCAATTGAAATTATATGGTATTGGAGCAAGTTCCCCTGATGCTGTTTTTCTAAGATCCATATCATCTATCATTGTAAACAATATATCTCTTACTGAATGAGCTTGATTCCTTTCTGAATCATTAGCAAAAATCTTTTCTTTTTGCTTACTCCAAAATCCATAACTATCTGTAGCAGTTAATTGGAATACATAAGGAAAAGGCAAATTTTCTACTTTATCAAATGCTGGCTGAAGCCATCCATACCACCACAAATTATCATTATTTACAGCACCTTTGTAAATCCTTATATAGAATTTTTTGTATCCTAAATCAATGGTGTCATATAAAAAAGACTCATCTGTATTATCTTTAACAAAGCAATTTAATTTACACTCTGAGCCTAGAAATACTCTATCCCTTGTACCTCCTTGACCATTCCAAGTTATCTCAAAGCCCTCACCTGATAAATCTATTTCAGAGCTGCTACCACTATAACCATCTTTCCAAATCTCAACATTCCAAGTACTCCCTTTCTCTCCGTAAAATGTGCTGTGTCTGTACTTTCCGTATGCCATTATCTTCTAGCTTTTCTTCTGTTAGCTCTATCAAACACTATTAATAAATCATCTCCTGTAATTCTTACATCAGGTATTACTGATCCACCTATTTCATGATTAGGAACTATTGTCCCTGATGAACTAGGTACGAATAACTCAGGGCCAGCCTCACCTACTAAACTTACTTTCCCAAGTGGAGGCCGACCTCCGTTAGCAAATGAGCCTCCCATCATTCCTGTAAGCAATCCACTAAAGCTAGTTGCTCCTCCAGCTGCTGTCTGTGCAGCTCCTAAGCCTGGAATCATAGCAAATACAGCGGCTAATAAGGCTGCCTTAATTAACATGGCTGCTATCTGCTTAGCTAAGTCTTTAAATATGTTACCCATGCTAACAATAAAGTTTTCACCACTTGTTATAGCAGTAGCAAAGCTACCAGCAAAATTATCAACCATTGCTAATCCAAAGCTCTTAGCTGACTCTTTCAGAGCATCAATTTTCTCTTTTGTAGCTATTAAGGCATCACCATAAGTTGTATTTATAACCTCTGCCTCTTCCTCAATCTCATCAACATCCATATCAATAAGAGTAACAGGCGCTTCACCTCCTGTTGTACTTGCTCCTGTACCTATACCTATATTAGTACCTAAACCGAACAGAGCATTTTTTGCCTTTGTTGCTGCATTACTTACAGCATCACCAAAAGACCCAAATTCAGTTGTAACTTTTGGTACATCTGCCTTTAATTCTTCTAAGAAACCTGAAACAGCTTTGAATGGATTAGTCACACCCTGTCGGCCTAGCTTTTCCATTAATAAATTATAGCCATCTATAATAAAAGAGAAAGGATTATTTTCTATAAAGAATTGTAAAAAGCTTATGACTGCATTTTGTAGCTTAGCAAATACAACAGAGCCAACCTCTTTAAATGCTTCTAAGTTATCAGCTACATATATAGCACCAGCTGCCAATGCAGCTAGACCAGCAATAACAGCACCTAGTGGACTCATAAAAAACCCTACTAATGAGACTAATCCTCCAAATAATGTAACTAATGGCCCAATAGCTGCTAATAAGCCACCAAAAGTAACAATAGCAATCTTTAGCCCACTATCTAAATTATTCCAAGCTGTAATCATGCTATCTACTCCAGCCACTAATTGATTTAATACAGGTATAAGCATCTCGCCTATCTTCTCCATTAAATCACCAAATCGGTTTTGTAATTGTTTTAAGCCTCCAGCACCAGCTTTGGCTGCTGCCTTAGCTTGCCCATCAAATTGGCCTTTTAAAGCTAGTACAGCACTATCTAATCTATCTGTACTACCTACAGCGCCCTCAATTTGTATTCCGTATCTGCTTAATGCGTTTGTACTACTACCTACAGACTTCGCTACTAAATCAGCTGCTGCTGTTAGATTCATTCCTTTGGCTGTAGCCATGTCCTGAATCAATGGTGTAAGGCGCTTAATAGCTTCTTCCTCTAAGCCCATTGATGCAAGCATAGACTGCGCTGCCATTGTTTCCTCATCACCAAAAATGGTAACTTTCTGTAATTCTTGCGCTTGTTTTGTAAGGCTTTTAAATGCTTCTTTGTTTCCTTTAAGAGCTGTGTTTAATTTAGCCTCTGCTTTGGCCTGTGTATCAAATGCCTTAATAGATGCAGCTGCAAAGGCAGTTAATGGAGCTGTAAGGCTCATGCTCATAGTTTTACCAGCTTTTTGGATGTTTTTACCCATCTTCTTAAAGCTAGATGATGCTTTGCGCATCTTACTTGTAAACTCGCCTATATCAGCGCCTAATTTTACTGTTGCCTTCTTAAGTCCCATCTATAATTTAATTCTTTTAGGCTCTTTATTTTTATATCTTTTTAATACTTCCTGTATCTCCTCTTGACTAGCTACTTTTTTCTTCACTTTCTTTTTATCATCCCAATCAAAAGGCATCAATTCTGTAGGTTTCATTTTACGCTTTAAATGTGGTGATAAACATGAATGTACTATCATTCTAGTTTGTTCCCAATGATTCTGCATTATCATCTCCTCTCTTTGGCTATAACCTATCATCTTATTACTAAAAGAGCGAGGCGTCAAATCATACAGCTCATCTGTGGTCATGCTTAGCATTCCTAATCCTTGTTGTTCTAGCTTATCCCAAGTGAAATCTTCAGCATCATCTAACTCCTCACTCTGTGCTACTTTCCCTTTTTTTGGGGCTGGTCTATTTTAAAAGCCTCGAATATCTCGTTAACTTTAGAGAAATCTTCGTTATCTAACCAATTCTCAATATCTCTAACTTTGTACTTAAACTCTTCACCATTTTTCTTAGCTCCGTATTTTAAACCATAATAGGCTATAATACCTATGTGATCTATTTCAGTACCTAGCTGATCAATCTCATTTAGCTTTAATTTACATTCATTGCAAATCTCTTTTAAAGCTAAATAACTAAATCTAATTGGCCTTTTTTGGCCTCCTATTTCAACCTTTTCCATTTATAAGACTTTCTTTAGTGATATTGAACTAAGCCAAATTGTAGTAGCTCCAATTCTTTTTATAATTAAATCTGCTGAATTAGCTTTAAATTGTACATTATAAGTTTGACTAGCTGTAGATGGCAAATTAACGTCAATACTATCTTCTACATCACCCAAAGCTATACCTCCTTGAGTATTTGTATGGACACTATATGTTAGTAAATATCTATCGCCACTTGTTGTAATGCCTGTCTTAGAAATAGCTGCATAAGCTCCTGTAGTTTGAATCTTACCATAGCCATCTTCTACAATAGTTGTCCCACCTGTGAAATCCCAATAACTAGGATCATTAAATTCTGTATCTTGTATCAATTCAGGGCCAAGTCCATTTATGTTTACATTACCTGTACCTGTAAATGTAGCTGAACATGTTAAATTATCCTCAACACCAGCATCAAAATTAACAGACGTTACTAATGCGTTACCTTGCCAATGAGTAATATCAATTGGATCTTGATAATCTGTTTCTTCAGGTGAAAACTCTATTTGCCAAGATGAGGTATATATAACATCTCCTGAAACTTGACTATTACCATCGCCTGGACTTAAAGCAAAGGCTGTTGTAGCTGTTTGGTCACCCTCAAATTTATAAGTAACTCTAACTCTAGTCCAATTCGATTGAACATTATTTGCATTTGTATTTAAGCCTGATATTGTTTTAATTGTTGAACTACCTGTAATACTCCCATCACCACTTATAATTTCAAAACTATAAAAAGCGTTATCTGATGTACCTGTTTTTGAGAAAAATGTAGCTTCGTTATTATTTGGACTATCAGGATCACCTTTTACATAAAAAGTCCAAGTAACATATTTACCTTGAACTCTACTTGAATTAAGAGAATAATTTAAATTTTTAAATGTACCCCCTTGAATAATTTTTAATTTAGAGCCTGTTAAATTACCAAACGCATCTGTTTGTAAATTAGTCTGTTCAATAAAAGTATCATCACTTTTACCAAAACCATCTACCCCACTTTGAGTAAGGTTAGTTCTTATAATGTTTCTAATTCTATCAGAAAAAGATACATTCACTTGATCTCTTTCACTTAACTCATGAAACAAATCTGTTCCATCAATTGGAACATCAGGATTAACTGATTGTAATAATTCAGTTGATATTTCAAAAGACTTTAAACCAGCCTTTGACTCTGAAAAACCTCCTGAATCTTTTGTAGTTATATCCCTTAAATCTACATTTGTTGTAAATGATGCTGATGTGCTATAAGCTACAGGATCAAATATTGCACTTGATCCAGGTGTTTCTATTGAAATAATAACAGCGCCTTGATTTATACTAGCTGTACCATTTACAATTTCTAATGTTGGAACTATACCACTTGCACCATTAGTAAAATCTCTATATTTATAATCACCCTCTGTTTGTTCTGCGCTTGCATTGTAATTATAACTTGATGATAGTACATTAGATATTGCTGTCAAAACAGCACTACCTGTATTAGTACTTGCTGCTGTAGATATATCATCATAAACAACCCCACTACTATTAGTAATATTATTTATTTTAAGAGTACCTGTAGTACCACCATCAGGAACTTCAATAGGATCAGCAGTTAACACTCTAATCCTAGTAATTTGTGCAGCAGCTAATGTTGTTTTAGCATAAACTAATAAATCCGATGCGTTTGTAATTGCCATAATAAATGGATTTAAAAGTTTATGAAGGATTCTGTTCTAATGCGCCTGTTCCTGTTAAAGAAATTGAATATGTTGCGTTTTCTTCTACTCCAGCATCTATTGAAAATGATGTAATAATTGCATCACCTCTGTATAACATACCTGATAATCCAAAATCACAAGACACAGCAGCTCCAGCTAGCATTGTTGTAAATAGTTCCTCTGAATCTGCTTTACCAGCCACTCCAGCTATTTCGATAAAACCCTCTCCTGATAATTCCCATGATTTAAGGCCACCTAGATTAGCTTGAAAGCCACCTGATGACTTAGTAGTTGAATCTCTTAAATCCAAACTTACTGATAGTGATGCTGATGTACAATGAGCTATCTCTTGTTTTGAGCCTCCTGATGTAACACTTAGCACAACATTTGTTGCGTTTTGTAAATTCGCCATTTTTTACTTGTTTTTGTGTTTACTAATTTAACTAATTATTCTTAATCTATATGTACTTTCAATGTAGTAATATTTGTTTTCTCCATCGAAATCTGTTGTCTGCGAGTCTAATACACAGCTTTGTATTTTAATTGTGTTATAAGTACCCTCAGATATTTTATCTAACAAATGTTGTACCCTTACAGCTAAAGTTATTGCATCAGCATACTTAGGCATAAAAGACTCTATTTGTAATGTTACTTTTGTAAGGCCTGGCTTATCTGATGTCTTAGTGTATTCATTATCAACAGCTAAAACATCATAATAAACCCCTTGCTTTGGGCTTGATGTATAAATAGCGCTAGGCTGTATGTTAGCAGCGCCTCCTATTAATGTTGTTAAGGTAGAATCACCTGATAGTATATTATATATCGCTTTTCCTGTTTCTAAGCCTATTGCTGCCATTACTTTAAAAATTTCATTGCTGCCTTAAATATTTCTTCCTCTAACATACTCTCAGCTTTGCTACTTGTAGACTCAAAGGCTTTTTGTGCATATCTCCTACCATCAAAATTAACATTGTATCCTGTATCATTACCAAACTCTACCCAATGGCCCACATAGCCCTTATTTCCCCATTTTCTTTTAACTCTAGGGCCTACATATATGCTAGGGAACTTTTTGCTTCTACCTGTAATCTTACCTATCGACTTTTTAAGATCACCACTAGAGCGCTTATATTTAGCATTTGAGTAATCTCTACCACTAGGCTCTATATTTGCCCTCATAGCCTTTACTAATGGTGTTGCTGCTTTACGCATACCACTTAATAAAACCTTTTTTGTAAGGCTTTTACTAGCTTTAAATAGCGCTCTGTTTATTCTCTCTGCGCCCTCTATTTTTGCAAATGGTTTCACTCCTTAGTCTGTGCAATTATTTCTATATATGCTTTGTTTCCTTGTCCTTTATATGATACGCCTTGTATATCAAATTCATTACTATCATAGGTAATTGTATCTTTTGCGCTCACACTTTTTACATTTTCACTGTATCTTATAGTAAATACAGCCTGTCTTACACTTGATAAAATGCCTCCACTTAACTTTTCTTTAGCTTGTACCCATTTGATAGCTGCGTATTTATTTACGTTTGTATCAGCTTCAGTAAAGCCTCCGTATTCAGTTTCTTGAGTAAATGTCTTTAGATTTACTTGTATTTTATATCTAAATAAACCAGCATCCATTTACCACATATAATTTTTATACTGATTTATAATTCTTTGATAGCCAATTGGCAGCTCTTTAGGGCTTCCAAATGTTACAGCTGTTCTATTATCATAGAAATGGCCAAGTAATAAATACATTGCCATTTTAAGTGTGCGTGTTTCGTCTGTATTTTCAGGCTCAACACTATATTTAATCTCTATGGCATCCAATCTATCTTTTAGAGTAAATGTATTCATCATCTCTATCTTAGGCATCCCCATATAATTAATGCGCCGATAATCTGTGTCTTCTATTAGCGTAACTAAATTATTAGATGGATTGTAGTATTTTATAGTTATAGTTGCTTCTCCTTCTCCTTCTGCTTCTTCTCCTAATGTGCCTGAATACCTAAGCTGAAAAATACCGTCATTAGGCCACTTTTCAAAGTATTCTGTAACATCTAAATCTACAACAGCTGTATTAGTATCTTTCACCACTTGCATACGAGCTATCTTAATAAGCTCTGTAATGTATGCATTGTCATCAGTATGATCAACACGCAAGTAATCTCTAGCCTCATCTAAGGTAATAACCTCTGTGCCTGAATAATCTTCTATTTTTGCTTGTTGTGCCATTCTTTGTTTTTATAAATAGGGATGGTATTACCCACCCCTATTATCATTATTTACTAATTATGAATTAGAATCAGTACAACGTTGTAAAGTTGTTCCTGGTCGAGCAGCTTTACCATCTACCAATGTAGTAACTACCAATCGGCCTAGACCTTTCGATGCGTTAGTATATGGGTCAAATAAAACGCTCATACCACCAAACTGACCTAAGTGTACATCAGAGAAGTCTCCGAATAATACTTGATCAGCTGATCCTGATGCTACATTCCCTACATTACTAGAAATGTGGTATTTGTAAGTATTGAATGTCTTTTGGAAGTTATCCATAAAACCAGCAACATAGTTAGTGTCTGCCAATCCTTTAATTACTCCTAAAGCGCTACCATTAAATAAATAAGCCAATCTAGCTGATGCTGGATTAATGTTATTTTCTAATACGTTAGTCTCACAAGTAATCATTTGAGCAATAGTTAAAGCATCAGTTGCATCAACTACAGAATTAGCTAAAGCGAAAATAGATGCTGGGCCTGATGCTGCGTCAGCATCTGCTAGCAAGTTCTTTTCCCATTGAGCAGTAATAGCTTGAGCCATGTTACGCTGTAGAGCTGATTCAACGCCTGGATTCTGTTGCATTAACTCTGCACTCATTCCAACAACAGAAATTAATTTTTGTGGTGTAAGAGACACAGTTGAGAAAGACCCTGATTCAGATACATCTGTAGCACCATCTAAGTTTTCACCTATGAAAGATGCTGTAACTGATGATATAATTGGAAATTTTCTATCAGCTGTTAAACCTGAGTAAAAATTCGCTCCAGCGCTAGCTAAAACGCTATTTGCTTCTAGTTGGTCAACAAAAGATGCTACTTCAACACCAGCTTGCTCACCTAATGCAGCTCTAGTTTGTAGAGCGATAGCTGGTACAGCTACACCTCTAAACATTTGGCCTGGAGCTTCCATACGAGCCTCAGTATCCATCTCTTTGATGATTCCATCTAATTGGCCTGTGTAAGCTGCTTTAGCTACAGCACCGAATGAAAATCGCTTAAGGTCTTTGTCAGTTTTAGCTACATCTTGAGTCTTAAAAGAAACAGGATTGTTTTTAGCTAACTCCAAAGAACGCTCAAGACGATCAATTCGAGATGCTAAATCGTTTACATTTTTTTCAGTAGCATCAAAGGCAGTTTGTTCGTCATCTGTTAAATTACGATCTTCAGCCTCAGCTACATTAATAAGAGCTGTCATTTCATCCAATGAAACTTGACGCTCCTCTCTTAGTTGCTTTAGTGTTTTGTTCACTTTTTTAATTTTAATAGTTTTAACTTACTCTTGCGAGTCTTTACATTGTCCTTTTTATTCTGTTTTTCATGGATTAAAGAGCGGACACTTGCACTAGTTTGCGAATATGCGGGCCTTGTGACCAAACTGACATCGATCAGTCTTTTCACCTCCTTGACTTCTCTAACAAACCCTGTGCTATCTTCTACCCATTTGTCTTTATCTACATAAAAACCAAAGCTCATTTTAGAGATGTCCCCTCTTTCCATAAGCTCAATGGTATCTTTTGCAGCTTGTGTGTTTGGCATTTTTATCTCAGATACTAAGCCTCTCTCATCTACAGAAAGTTTTAATGTGCCTGCGCTTGTTCTACCAAATACAATATTATTATCATGATTCAATAAAGCAACTACATCATTATCTAGTACCTTATCAAATGCTCTATTATTAATCTTTTCTTTAAAACCTCCTAAATCTTCGCTTAGTTGGTCAAATACAGCTGCATACCCTCTTACGATTGTATCACCTGACTCAGTTGTTTCTGCTCTTAGCTCAGAGCAGTCGAATTGTCTTATTTCTAAATCTTTACTCATCTCCTTGCTTTTCGTTTGTTGCTAGCATGTTCATAGGTACATAGTACTTATCACCATCTACGCTGTCGTTCATATTCTCTCTACGTCTTATCTCATTAGGGCTAATTGCACCAATAGCAAATAGCTTAGCATAATACTCAGCTCTTGCTTTGCTATCTCCCCTTAATAATGCGTTTGTGTTAAATTCAAAGTATGTAACGCCTTTCTCATTCTCAAATATTAGCTTCTTGTTAAATTCTTGCTCAATCTTTTTAAGTATTGGGCTAATACAGTAATTTAAAAATTCCGTACTCTGGTGTTCAATATTTGAAAATGTTGCTCTTTCTAAATCTGCTAATAAATGCGGTGGCACTCTGAATATTCTAGCTATCTCTAGGATTGAGAATTTACGAGTAGCTAAGAACTGAGCCTCATCAGGCCTAAGTTGGATAGGTTTGTATGTCATTCCCTCCTCTAAAACTGCTGTCTTAAATGAGCCAGCATAACCACTATGATAAGTTCTGTGCCATTGTTCAGATAATGATTTCATAGCATCAGCACCTAGCTGGCCAGGATGTGTTAATACACCCCCTACCTTTGCGCCACTCTCAAAAAATTCTTTACCATAAGTCTGAGCGGCTATTCCTAGAGCGATATTATCTTTTGCTGCTGATATTCTGCTTTGCCCTACAATACCATCTAAGGCCATATCAGGTATATGAATTATATCTGATGCCTCATAATTACCTTGCTCCTTTACTTCATATATAATTGTATTGTCCTTAACATGAACTTTTACATCATCAGGATGTATTAAATATAAAGCTATTGGCAAGCCTCGAGGATTCCTTTGTATATGTGCATAAGCATTACCATACAATAGGAGCGTATTAATGAAAG